AACTTAGAGGAGTATCACGGAGAGTTTTTACACTGTATGGTAATAGCAGTAACTACTATGCCAAACAGAACACTAAGCTTTCAGGTTATCTTTACAGGATGTGAATCCGATGACGAAGATGAACCAAATGTGCATGGAGGTGCAATGTGGGCAAGGATGCCACTAACCTCGCTTGTAGCAGATACTCCTTTAGAAGAATGGCCTACAGAACTACCACCCTACATGGCACAGCCTTGGGATTGTATGTCGCACACACACTCAGTTTATAAACTGGAACGTGCAAGCCCTGCCCCTTGGATAGCTAAAGTAGATGGAGAGTTCTATCCTGCCAAGTATTACTTCACTGTGGACTACACAGATAATGAAGTAGCAGATGATCCTGCTCAACATAAACAGTCTCACGTATTAGAGTTGTTAGATGCAGGAGAGTACACAGGTAACATAGTTGCGTTGCCCAATAATAGAGTGAGAGTAACTCACCCTGCATGGTTTGAAACAGGAGAAGGTGCTCCTGACTTTAGACCAAACCAACACACTTTTAATTCTAAAGAGGATGTTGGATACGTTTGGGATACGGAACGTGTGTTTAACAATTTGTATAAGGAGTAACACCAATGATGAAAAAGAAACCAATGAAGAAAAAAGGCTACGCCAAAGGTGGCATGAAGAAAAAAGGTATGGCTAAAGGCGGTGCAATGAAAAAGAAAGGCATGGCTAAAGGTGGTGCAATGAAAAAGAAAGGCATGGCTAGAGGCGGTGCAATGAAAAAGAAAGGTGCAGCTAAAGGTGGAGCTACAATGACACTGGCAAAAATTAGATCTGCAGCTAAAGACAAAGGCTATAAGTTAGTCAAAGTATAATAACTATAAGTGGTCAACCCACACTCTGCCAAGCAACGTGGTAATACCACAGGAGGATTTATAAATGGCAACAACAACTTTTACAAAAGGTATTGAAGAGTACGAAGATAACGTAACTTTCGGTACAGGAATAACAGGCACAGGTTTACTACATTCATTTGGAACACGTAAGATCCAAACATTTGTAGGATCATTAGCAGATACAGATACTGGTACAGCATATGCAGACGGAGACTGTCTTGTAGAGCTAGGTACATTAGATACCAATACTCCATCAGGTATTGTAACACCTACTAAGTTCTTTATCCATCGTGCATTAGTATTTATTACTACTGTCGCAGGACCAACACTTGTAGGTGGTCTAGCACTTAACCCTACTTCTGGCATTGCTACTAATGCTGCTGTAGTATCATCAGGTACTGAAATTGTAGGCGCAGGAGTGGCATCATTTAATCCACGTATATCTGCTACTGACTCAGTAACTGAAATTGATTTAAATCTAGATGCAGCAGGGTATCATATATTTGACCCACTAGTACAAGCACCTATTGCAAACACAAACTTGTATGTATTTGCTACTACTACTCTTAACGGTGATGCATCTGCAGGTCGATTTACTGTTGAACTAGAATACTCAGTACATTAAGGGAGGAATGATACATGTCAACTTCCGTAGGCACATTCCAACCTAATACGTTACAATGGAGTGTACAAACAAAACAAACCGTAGACAATACAGCAGCTAACACAAAACACTTTACCTGCACTGGTTTTAGAGTTGTACATCTTCACGCTGACCAAGAGTTTCTAATTAACTTTGGTGCTGCAGAGGCAAACTGTGGTGCTAACGATTTAGAACTAGAGGCAGGTAATTACACTCTTGCAATACCTGACGCTATTGGTGACGCTGTTATAATGAATATCTTAGCAGCAACTAGTGATAACGTAACAGTTAAAGTAGTACTTTCATAAAACATTACAACCCTGCTAGAACATAGTGGGGTTGTATTAACATAGTAAGGATTGATATGAAACTTAAAGATAATAAAGTATTGTCAGATGATGGCAAAGTAATTGCGGAAAGAGAAAAAGGATATGGTGACTGGATATCTAAAGATGCCTCTGTATCTATTTCTGATATACTGGACTTTGTTAACGGTCCTGCTATAGAGGAAGCTGAAGTAGAAGAAACAGAAATGGTACGTGCTCGTAATGATAAGGGACACTACATATCTGACGATCCTACTACACCTGAGAATGAAGCATGGACAACCAAGATTATTAAGAAGCTTGTAAAAAAATCATAACGGGGTTGCATTTTTATCTGTAGTATGATATAACTAAATGTGATATAACTATCTCTGGTAGCTAAAGTTACCGTTAACACAGGAGATAGATATGTTAAAAAGATTATTCCAAAGAATTATTGAGGCAAGAATAGAGTCAGCAAAACGTAAGATTGCACGTAATCAATTATATAGTATGACAGATGCTGAGTTAAGAGATATAGGCATAGGTCGTTACGACATAGAAAGAATATTAAGATATGGCTATAAAGAAGCGAACTACTACAGCACGTAAAACTAAACCACTTAAATTATCTAAAGGTAGCACAGTAAATAAAGCAGGTAACTATACTAAACCTACTATGCGTAAAAATATCTTTAATAGAATAAAGTCAGGAAGTAAAGGCGGTGGTGCAGGTCAATGGTCTGCACGTAAGGCACAGATGCTTGCTAAAGCTTACAAAGCTGCAGGAGGCGGTTATAAAAGTTAGAGGCTACAATGGACCCAGTTACAATTATAGGTGGAGCTACTGTAGCATTTAACGCTCTCAAGAAGGGATTTCAATTTGGAAAAGACCTTCAAGAAATGGGTGGACAATTAAATCAGTGGGCTAGTAGCATGAGCGACCTATCCTACTTAGAGCAGAAAAATAAAAATCCCCCTTGGTGGAAAGCTATGGGAGGTTCTGTTGAAGCAGAAGCCCTAGAGATATTTACAGCTAAAAAGAAAGCAGAGTCTATGCGACAAGAGTTAAAAGACTGGATCAGTTTTACGTATGGTCCATCTGTTTGGGATGAGCTTGTAGCCACTGAGGGTAGGATACGTAAGCAAAAGAAAGATCAAGAGTATCGTAAAGCAGAAATACAAGAAGCTATCATTACATGGACAGTTACAGGTTTAATAATAGCTTCAGGAATAGGTGCATTAATATTTTTTGCGTGGTTATTTAATGGCTAAAGCAAAATCACAAAAAAGTTTAGACAGTTGGACTAAACAAAAATGGAGAACTAAAAGTGGTAAACCTTCTACGCAAGGATCAAAAGCTACAGGGGAAAGGTATCTCCCAGAGGCAGCAATCAAAGGAATGTCTAGTTCCCAGTACGCAGCCAGTAGTGCAAAAAAAAGAAAAGATACGGCAGCAGGTAAGCAGTTTTCTAAACAACCTAAAGCTGCGGCTAAAACTTCCAGACGTTACAGGAGATCATAGTTGGTGATAGATTTTGACGTAGATGGTGATGGTAAAATCACAGCAGAAGAAATAGCAATGAAGGAGCGTATGCTTGAGGTTGAGCTACGTGAAGAAAAAGCTGAGTCACAAAAGTTTATGGCGTGGGTAGCAATGGGAATGATGATTGTATTTACAGTTTTCTTATTTACCCCTATGATGACAGATACACGAGTTGCAGCCCTAGCAGATTTGCTTGGGTTATTTTATATTGCACAGACAGGTGTGGTAGCAGCGTATATGGGAGCTACAGCTTATATGGCAGGAAAGCCAATGGGCAATAAGATAGCAATGAAAAAGGATATGAGATGACATTTAGATTAAGTCAAAGATCAATGGATAAACTTGAGGGAGTACATCCTGCTATGACTGCAGTAGTAGAAAGAGCTATTCAACTTACAGACGTAGACTTTGGAGTTACACAAGGCGTAAGAACTTTAGACGAACAAAAAGCTAATGTGGCTGCAGGACGATCACAGACAATGGCTAGTAAACATTTGTTACAGGACGATGGCTTTAGCCACGCTGTAGACGTTGTTGCCTATGTAGGATCAGATGTATCTTGGGAATTAAATATGTACGACAATATCTGTGATGCATTTAAAACTGCAGCAGAAGAAGTAGGATGCAGTGTCAAGTGGGGAGCAGCTTGGTCTGAAGGAGACATAAGAACTTATTCAAGTTCAGCAGAGGACGCAATGATGGCCTATGTAGATTTACGTAGATCACAGGGGCGTAGACCTTTTATAGATGCTCCACATTTTGAGTTGATGTAATGCGATGGTTATTACTCGTACTATTTTTATCTTCTTGTGGTTTGAGTACTCTCTTACCGCTAGGAGGATCAGGCGGTCCTACCGTAAATAGTAATGCACAAATAGGTAAAGAAAATAAACAGGCTGTTGTAACTTACGAAGAAGAGACAGTTACTAGTGCAGGTAGAGATGTAATAACAACAGAAGTTATTAAAGAGGTAGAAGCAGGACCAATAGAGAAGCTGCTTATCAGTAACCAAAACATACCCCCTTGGGTCATGCTTCTACTCATATTAGGATGGTTACTGCCAACACCAACAGAAATAGGTAGAGGTATAATGAATTTTATACTTGCATTATTTGGAAGAAAGATGTATAATGGCAAGAACACTAACTGAGAAACAACAGAAACTACTAGCAGTTTTATTTGATGAAGCAGGTGGTGACATTGTAACTGCAAAGAAACTTGCAGGTTACTCTGATGCTACATCTTCTACTGAGGTAGTTAATTCACTTAAAGAAGAGATACTAGACGCAACGCAGACTTACATGGCACGTAATGCACCTAAAGCTGCAATGTCAATGGTAAATGCATTATACGATCCTACTGAGCTAGGTATTCGTGATAAGATGCAAGCTGCCAAAGAACTACTTGATCGTACAGGTCTAGTTAAAACAGAAAAGATGCAAGTAGAAGCCAAGGGTGGTGTAATGCTTATGCCGCCTAAACAAACGGATGATGATGACTAAACCTCTACAAAAGTGGAAGTTACCCCAACCAACCGACATAAAAGAAGACAACGAATGGATTGCTATTCCACGTATCTCAAGAACAATACCATTCGGATATAAACTAGATAAAGACGATCCCGATATACTTCAACCTATTGAGAACGAACTCAACATGCTTGAAGAGGCAAAGAAGTATCTTAAACAGTATTCGTATCGTGAAGTAGCTAACTGGTTGTCTAGAAACACAGGACGATCTATCTCTCACGTAGGACTTAAGAAACGGTTGGATAATGAGCGAAGAAGAAAAAACAAAGTTGGAAGCTTACGCAGATGGGCAGACTATGCGAAAAAGGCAATCGCCAAAGCGGAAGAAATCGAAGCCAAACGTATCGGTGCAAAAGAAAAAGAAAGCTACCCCGAAGCCAAAGCCAGTTAGCATTGTAGAATCTATACCGATAGAGGAACAACACAATGTTATATTTAAACCTAATGATGGGCCTCAGACTAGCTTTTTAGCAGCAGGTGAGCGTGAGGTGCTATATGGTGGCTCTGCAGGTGGGGGTAAGAGTTATGCGATGCTTGCTGACCCATTAAGGTATATGGGCCACCCTGCCTTCTCAGGATTGCTCCTACGGCATACTACGGAAGAATTAAGGGAACTTATTTT